ACAAAAAAAAAGCAGCTTTTAGAAGAATTCAAAATATTTTTGGTGGAGAGAGCGGGGCTCAAGCGGGCCTTCGGAATAACGGCACCGAAGCTACTTGGGACGAAAATAGTCAAACTCATACATCAGGCAATGAAACTGATTTTTATAATTTAGTTCTTGATGGCCTCGACGCAGCAGAGCAAATTGCGGATGCTTGGTCACTAGAGCAAAATGAAAATATTGCAAAAAATGATTATATATTTAAATCAAATTTTATTAAAGAGCAATATTATGATAAGGAGCTTCAAGACAATGGAAATCCTGCAATTTCACCACCAGGATTAATTGATTATTCTGAGCCATTCTGGGAAGACGATTTTCCTGATAATATGGATCCAACAACCCACGGAGATCTTATTTCTGCAGGCGGCTATACTGGTGAATATGGAGAAAAACCATCTGAAAATAAAGATTGGCACCAGCAAGTCGGAGGCCCGCTAGTCAATAGCCTTATGGAAGACATAAAAGTGCTAGCGGAAAATACATTTTTAAGTCAGGATTCTGATAAACGAACGGCATGTGAGACTTTAATCTTCGCTTGCGGTGAATATTTAAACCTTCTAGAGGGATTTTCTTTTACTACGAAAATAGATATAGATCCAGCTCCTGGAGACAGTACGAATATAGGTCCTTTGCCAACAGACTCTGAGATACCTGACAATTCAAATGAAACTTTTACACATTATTTAGTTTATGGTGCAACACCTTTACGCTTGGCGCCTACTTTAGATGATGCAGTTAAAGACTGGAATGATCCTGATTTTACATATGTAAGCACTGTTGCCAGTACTAGTTCAAAATTAGAGTTTAAAACCACAATCCCACAAGGCACCGGAGTTATTGTTACTGAAATTGTTGAAGGTAGAAGCGGCCAATGGGTTGGCTTTGTTCTTGACCCAGCTGTGTCAAACGAAAGACCCGATACTGCGTATTATACCAGGCCAGAATACATTAGAAAAAAAGAAGCAGCACCTGCAGATCCGCTAGTTTCGGCGCCTTTTAATATATCATCTGCTACTAGCCTAAATGATGCAATTAATGAAAGCAAGGAAGGTCTACCTGCAGGTTTAAAAGATTTTGATCCCGGCAGCAATAATTGGTTGAACCTTTTTCCCGATGACGTTGTTTTAAAATATTATAATTTTATAGATCATGCTAAAAAAATAGAAAAAGAAGAAGCTGCTATAAATCAACAAAACCTTCAACCGTCCAATCTGACACTTCGCTATCAAAGATATTCACAGGGTTATTTCTATTTTATATTAGCAGAGGTTGAAAGATCAGGCACAACTTTAGATACTTTAGAGTTGGCTAGAGACCAAGCATGGAATAGCTTATTAAAATATTTTAATAAGGATAGAGAAAGTGAAACTTTAAGCATTCTCAAAGAAGAATATTTTGTTCCAGTTACATATCGTGTCAACACTAACAGTACAGGCCCAAACCATAAGGTTTTATTCGCAATTAGAGCATCGTATGTAGATTCTCTACCAAACTCAAAACTTCCCTTTAGTGATAGTTTTGATGCTGAGGATAGCAATGAAAATCAATTTATAGGCGGTAGAAATTATTCTATAACATTTTTTACTTCTGAAGTCACAAAAATCTGCAAAGATCTCAAAGAAAAAATAGATGATATTAAAGGTAAAATTCAAGAGAGCGATGAAATTACTATAAAATTATCAAATAATCAGATTTGGGATGCTGATATAATTTCAAATTATCTTTTTTCACAAGATGATTCCGATGGCACAGCCGGCGCAGGAGATTTTCCTACACTGTTAGCTGATTTTCTAGACCGACAGGTGTTCCCAAGAACAACAAAAAATGATTTTATTTCTAGAATAATTAAAGATGCAGCAAACGATATCAGAAATGGAGATGGAAGTGGTGAAGGGCATTTAATACAAATAGGTTTAAGAGATAACGGAGAAGTTGGCGCAGGGGTGAGAGAAACTGTATCTTATGTTTTGTTTTCACCAGACCCCTCTATTCTTAAAGATTCAGATTCTAAACATTTTAATCTTTTTTATTTTGATCCTTATGTAACAGCTACAGAAATAAATAACGGCATCCAGCGCAGTGCAATTGTATTAACAACTGGATTAAACAATTTTAGGGTAAATTTTGAAGGTATATATGGCTCTCAAGTTTTACATTATGTTTTTTCTTATGCAAAGCTTTTAGACAGATATAATGATGTTAATGCTGGCGATTCAGTCCCCAATCAGTGGTCAGAATTATTGCAGAGCTTTAGTGTGCCTCCACTAAAAATTGATGCTCAAGCACCTGAGGGTGGTGCCGCTGAGCCAGAAGAAGGGCCAAGTCTAGATGAGATAATAAAAGAATTAGCAAAGTCCTCTTCAGTACATGGCAGAAGACAGATTGAACTAAGAAAGCTTTTGTTAGAGAAAAAAGAAGAGTATTATAAAAAATATGAGACCCCACCAACTCCAGCAACAGACCCGGAAGTATCTAAGAAAAATCTTGAAAAAAAATCTAAACAATTAGATAATTTAGATACAATTGGAAAAAAAATTGAAAGTCAAATACCGTGGCCACTTAGGTTTATTTATGAAGGTATATATAATTCTTTAGATGTTGAAGCTATTATCGCTTTAATTTTAGCTTGTATACAATCAAAGCTTGGGATCCCATTGACAGCTGAAGCTTTATGCGAAGCTGCAATATTAGAAATTATTAAAGCTGCTGGCATTGATGATACTCAACGTCTTTTGTTAGGTTTAGCTGAGCAAGATCCTTCAAGATACAGTGATTTCATAGAAGACGAAGGTCCAGTTCCAGGGTCTTCAGTTTCTCAGGGAATAGACTATACTTTTAGTCAAGCACCAATTGCAACTTATATGGCAATGGATCCTAATTCTGATCCTGCTGTTACTGGCATTATTAAAGGTTTGGAAATGGGAGGCACAACAGTTGATTTAGTTCCTGGGCCAAGACCACCAGAATTAATTGATAATGTACCAGGCTTAACTTTTAATTTTCCTAGCACACCCAACAATATAGCTGAAGACATGATTGATACTGTGTATGGTAAAGATGTTCAGGTTAATCCTTTCTATACTTGGCCAGAGATAGAAGCTCAAAGAAGTTTTTATAAGAGCATGGGCTTTAGTTCTGCTGAAGCTAGAGCAAAACTAGTACAAGATGGTTATTTGGTCGCAGATGAAAAGCAATATGGTCCTCTTTTAGGGTCAGAAGGTGTGTTAAGTGACCTTAAGGGCGCAGCTGATGATTTAGCCACACGTTTAAGGGGAACTGGAACTGATACTAACCTAATATCTAATATCGGCGCCAGCTTTCAAGATGCAGAAAATTATTTATCTTATTTAAAATCTTTGATGAGTCTACAAGAATTATGTGAATTGTTAGCTGGTAATTTGCTTGATTCCTTTGAAGATTTACTAAGAGATCCAGCTGGCTTTTTAGGAGGAGGCGCTGGTAATTGGTTTGATAACTTTATGGAAGAGTTAAAAAGAAAATTTTCTTTTCCAGAGCCAACATTTAAATTTCCAGATAAGTTAAAGACTGATAGTCATATGGGTGATTACGGCGAAAAGCTTCTTGAAGCTCTTCTAACACTAATAGTGTCGATATCTGCACAAATTTTAAACCTTGTTATAAAAGATGCTTTACAGAAATGTATTAATGAAACAGACTCAGATGAAGGCCCTGCCACAGACCCAACTACTGATGATCCACCAACAATACCAATTCCTGGATTAGATGTTACTCTAAACCAACCAGGCATTGGTGGTGATCTTCCAGGTCCTGTTCTTTTGCCGCTAATGGAAGATATATTGAATAATTTATCTTTAGGAGAAATTTGTTCATTATTTAAAGGTGAGGCTTCAAAACAAACATTGTACAACATTGTGCAAAAAATTAAAAGAACAGAAGACGCTCTTATTGATGATTATATTATTTTACTAACATCCCCACCCAATAATTATGCAGAGAGTGAAGCAAAAAGTATAGCTCGAAGAGCTGTTGGAACAAGTTTGCGTTCATTTGGTGAGATAGAAAGCTTGTTTAAAAGAATTGCTGAATCAGCACCTCCAGGTTCATTTGAAATTTGTAATTTTCTTGCACCAACACAAACTATTCTAGACGACGTATGCAGCGCTTTTTATGACCGCGAGGGTAAATCTTTAGATCTACAAGAATCTGGCTTATCAGAGGAAGAAGCAGAAAAACAAATTGATCGTGATTTAGATAATTTAAAAAATAAAGTTATAGGTTTAGCACCCGCCCTAATGTCAGGTCGTGGCATTAAAGCACTCATACCTGAGCCACCAGATCCGTGTGATGGAGGGTTTTTTCAAGTACCACCTGGAGTGCAAAACGCCATGAGCTTAATTACTGATAATATTTTATCAAATGTTAAAGGCTCTTTAATACAAGATATGGCCGCTCTTAAGTTTTTTGCTACACCACCTAGAGCAGTTCAAGCTTTAAAAAATCCCTCTGAGCTAGAAGACACGTTTAAGATGTACACTGAAGCTGTTAAAAGACCTTTTCAAAGAGACTGCATTGTATTTATTGGGGACCCTTTAATATTTAATACACAAGGCTATAAACTTGATTATGTGTCTTCATACCCAATGGTTTATGGCGTCGGCGGCCAGGCGTATCATTATATAAATGGTGAAGGAATTGTAACTGAAGAGCAGCAAGCAGAAAATTTAAGAACTTATTATAGAAATAACAACATTGAATATCGCTTGGAACATGAATATTTTAGACCAACTAGTTTTGTATCTTTTATGAATGTGCAGGTACCCAGCGATAGTTCCAATCCTCAGTTAGTTAATGAATTTGAAAATCAACCCATTTTTACGTCTTTTACTGGCCCAGAAAAAAGAGAAATATTTAGTGATTTGTCAGGCAGTTTTCCAAGAACCGACTTCGCGGCAGACCGGAAGCTAGAATTTGTTAGAATTTTAGAAAATACGTATGGGCAGGATTTAAAGCCGAAATGGCTGGCAGACAGCGTAGTTGAAGCTAGACATATGCAATTGCCAAATTTCAATGGTTGGGCCAGCGCAGGTGTGACTGAGTATCCTCCATTATTTTTAAGAAATACGAACGTATCACAATGGGACTCGGGAAAATTCTATAGTATTATAAGTCAACCATATTCACCTTTTACTAGGCTGAGGGACATATGGCCTAACGAAAAACAATGGAGGATGCTTTTTAATTCCTTTATAGCAGGCTTCTATGCAGCAGATGAATCTATTGTATTTAATGGCCGCGAGGATAATCCTGCTAATTTAGAAACTGAAACTGACGGAAATGACGGAAAATCCGGAATCCCTTTAATCATAGCTGATGAATCAGAATGGCTTGACGAAGGGGTGATTTATAAAGTGCCAGAGTTTGACACCAAAGAAGAATTGCTTGAAAGTTTGTCAAAATACAGCTTAGAAGAATATGAATATATCGATCAACACCCGGCTTATTCTTTAATTTTGCGCGAGCAAAGAATGAATTTTCTAGCGGACGATAATAAAGGCGATATGCTTAAGGCTTTTATGAATTTATCCTTAGGTGAGGCAATAGGTTTTACTGATAAGCGTGTAAAGAATTTGTTTCCTAATTTTCCTGGAACTGCCGGCGCTTCAATATTGCTTAGCGTACATAAGGGTGACGACGGCTCCGGTTACAATTATAATTTGTTTCCTTCCTACGCTGTGTTTAAACAGACATATGTTGACCCAGAATCACCTATGGCCCTCGATCGAAAAGAAATGATAGAATATTTCTCTAATGAAAAAAGTGCAGTTAATCAAGAATTATTTGATTATTTATCAGACAATGATATATTTCCTCAAATTTTAGGATATGATAATGGCCCGCTAGAAACACCTGCAATTGACCATGATAAGACGTTTGCAAGATTATATGATCAAAAAAATTACAATCCAAACGTTATAGCCTATGATTTACCAACATCAAAAATATCAGAGGCTTTAAACATACAAGAATCATTTCAGCTCTTTACTCCAGAAGGCTGGCGCGATACTCAATTTGTTAATTATATTATTGATGAAAACAAAGATTTTGTTGATGCCAAGCACACACTTTTATATCAAAATATAATAGGCGCCTCTATAGCGGACGCATATAGCACCATTGATACATTCAAAGATTCGTATAGATCTACCAAGGCTATAATAGGAAAGCAGGAAGCGGATGATCCAATTCCACCCAATCCTTTATTAGGATTTAATAGCACATCCGAAGCTTTGTTCGACCTTGCTTCAAACCAGAGAGTATCTGAAGATATACAAAATCTTATTTCATCTTTGTATGATGGATCTTCAAAGCCTATAATCGATGCTATGAATAGGTATGATTTTATAAAACAAAATTTTAATATAGACTTTATATACTCCAGCGGAACCGGACCCTACGGCGGATACGGATACGGATACGGACACGCAATAACAAAAAAGCCTGGAGATAATAATGTTAATCCGATGAATTTTAAAGCACAAATTTTTGGACGACTCTTGTCAAAAAGATTTTTTGATAAATTGGAAGACTATGCAGAATTTTCTAGTGTTACAGAGCAAGAAAGGCAAGATCTTGAAGATAAAATGGAAGCAATATTATCTTCTCATGGATTTTCCTCTCTTCAATACGCCTATTCAAATCAAATATTTTCAAAATTAAAACGCTCGCGCTTGCAGGAAAGAGGCTTCATGAAGAAGCTATGGAATAAGATGCTAGCCAACACCTTGTCCAATAATCAATCTGGTGTACATCCTGAGTGCCGAGAGCTTTTTGATCATCTTAATGTACAAACAGCCGATGACTTACAAAATACAGAGACTGATTTCTTCAAGATCAATGAAGTGAAAAAAGAAATAATGGATTTCTATAAAAAAGCGCTCTGCAGGGACGTATATGAAAAAAATGGCGCGAATGAAAACGCAGTTCAAGACGCTTTAATACATGGTATTATAAAAATACTTGTGCAGGTATACTGTCTTGAAATGTGCATTGCCAGTGTTATATCTTGGGACAGTTATAATCTAGGTGACATATTTGATTCTGATATCATGACAAATTTAATAATCAGTAATATTGAAAATGATGATACTTTACAAAAAACAGACTTAGATATTCTTAAGATAGCTAGCTATGCAAATCAAATTATTAGAAAAGATAACGGCCTACAAGATAATATTGAATTAGCTGAGTTTCTTGATGGTCGCAGTGCATTATCTTACATGATTGCGGATGCGGGTAGAAAAATTACAGCAATAACTCGCGGATTTTTCCAAGGTGTCAACCATCAGCCAATATCTGCAGATTTACAACTTGAAGTGCTAAAAAATTCAGATCCAAATTTCTTATCAGACTATACAAGAAAGATACTTTTTAATTATGATCCTAAAACTTTACCTGACAATATAGACCCTGAACGTTATAAGAAACTTTATGATTTGGGTGGTATTGAATATGTTGTAGATGCGAGATTTAGACAGAACATCTATACTATGAACTTTGGCTCAGGAAATCCACAAGATTTAATAGCCGGGACGTTAGAGGACTCAATTGGGTTTGATGGGTTTGATATTAATCAGGTCCTTCCAGACAACAACAATACTCCTGCTTTAGCTAAAGAGTATGTTAATTTATACGGGTTCAATAACAGAGATAGCACGATTAAACATAAAAAATCGAAAAACTTCTTACACTCTGTACCATATAACTTTTATCAAGCTGATGGGACTATTATATCTGCTGGCTCCTTGGATTATCCTGATGTAGCAAATCCATGGAATCCTGAAGGTTTAAATTTATTAGGTGATGGCCTACAAAATAAAATACTTGATCATAATAATGATTATGCCAGAAGTTTATTAGATGCAGATAGTTTTTATGCACCACCTAGTGATCAAAATTCTCAGTATGATTATAATGTTTTACAGCACGGATATAGAGCTTTAAGTAAATTCGCACCATCTAGCAGCATGTATGGAATAAATGATGCAATATATTCAAAATATTCATATAGCACAGAATATGCTAGATTTATAAAAATGAATGATATTACTAGAAATCATTTTGGGGGCTCTGACGCCTATAACAAAGAAATGCATCAACATTTGCAATATGGTAATATATTCAATGGCATGTTTGGAAATATTATATTTGAGCCTTATGTAAAGGTTGAAGACTATACTGAAGAAGATTTATTAAGCGAAGAGTACGGCGCTCAATTAAACTTAACATATTATGTTGAGAAAGCAAATACCCAGCCAACTCTTGAGCCATGTGAAAATCCTTATCAAATATTTGAAACAAAAATTGGTGATTTAGACATACTTGGATTTTTGGAAAACCTTAACAAATATCGCCAAGAGGACAATATTCATAATTCTTACATATTTGACTGTGTACCAATTCCAGTTTGGAGTCATTTTTATAATGAAAAATTTCTAGATAATTTAAATCGCGATTCAAACAAAGAATTAAAAGATTTTTATAACATTTTCGGACTTAAGCCGTTCTTTAAAAGCGTTAAATTTGGCTTAAGAATGAGCTATGTTTCAGCTGTTAACGGAGAGGACCAATACTCTCCTAGCAATAATAATGATTATTTAATTAATCAATTTATAAAAGATACATTCCGGCCAGGCAGTAAAAATTATCCAGGTACATCTGACGTTGCTGCTTGGGGATTAAAAAGCAGCAAAACATTCTATAATCAAAGGCCTTACTATTCTGGTGATGCTAACGTCGTCGATGACAAAAAATTTAAAATTTGTAATGAGCTGCATATTCCAATTGTTGAAATAGAAAAAGAAATTAATTTTATAAACGGAGAAGGCTCTTTTTCAATTGAAGGCGACCCTTCAAATACTATGTTTCCTTTAAAAAAATTAGGCTCTTTTTCTGAAAAAACTTATAATATTTTAGGCGGTATTGAAAATTTATTTACTTTTGAAACTGACCCTTCACTTAGTGAAACTTCTGACGGCGACGCGCTGGCAGAGATCCTCAGCGCCGAGAAGGAGGCCGAAGACAATTCAGAATTTGAATCAAATTTAAATCCTTCTCCTTTTGGTTCAGATGGCCTTATGCTTGAAGATGATGTCTCAGAAGCTTTACAAATTGTCAACAACAATGCTCCAGAAAATGAAGAATATATGAGAAAGTTAGCTGAATATTATGCAGCAGTACTTAAAAAAGCAAGAGCCGCACCAAAATATATGCAGCAAATCTCTTACACAGGTGAGTCAGGTGTGGAATTTGACACTGTGCAACTACAAGATTGGTCTGATTTTTGGTTTAACATAGATAGCCACTTAAAGCAACATGAAGATTTATTCGGCGTTGTGACCAGCGAGGTCGGCGGCGATGCGGGAATCAGGTACCTGTGGTATGATAAAAACCATCCATATGGCAATATAGAAGATACATATAAAACACTATCTAATAGAGTTAGGATAATCGACTGGTATTTACAGGGTGGATTTGTAATATGGGAACAACACCGCAACCAAGGCAGCGACGCTGCGGCATTAACAGAAGTGCAACTAGAAGTGGCAATGCTACATCCCGATTTTGTAACACATGAAAAATTACTTGAAGACCCATATTTTTATGGCCATCCTGCTAGAAATTTAAACAATAGTCCAGGCGCAATTATATCTGGCTATAATTATGCTGGTTATTATACGCCCGTGACTAATATGTTCGGCGAGGCTTACCCTAGTAACGCACCATCAATTAGAGGTCAAAGTTTTCAATGGATGATGCACGCAGTTGATTTTGAAGTACCATTTATTACCGAAATGGCAGCTTTTGTCGGTTTAAAAAATCCGGAAATACATCCGGATGGCTTCCCAGGGCCCAATCGCGACCTGGCAGCGCAGTTTTATAAAGAATATCTCGACGATGATGGCAAGCCAAATTATACGGGACAAGCTGTTCATGGCATCAATATGGCCATACATATATATTTTGAAACTTGGTATAAAATATCCAGAGGTATAGGATATTTTGCTCCGGACGGCGAAGTCATGGGCCCCCTTTTCACCGCAAATGGCGCCCTGCAATCGCTTACGCCACCTTTCCCAAAAGGATTTGCAATATATAATGGATTAGACAGGTTTGTTACAGATGTGAGAGAGGAAGTTCCAACATTTGTTATTAATATTCCAGAGGTAATGCCTGAAGTTACACCTTTACCTGTCCCCCCTTATTTACCTACTTTAGATACTGAAACTGCTCAAATTGTTGAAGAGCTGCTCAGTTCTGATAATATAGAAGCTGTTAACCATATAACTAACAACTTTCATCAATTCTTTTATGGTAATCTAGCACAGAATATGGTCGATGAATTAAAACAAACTCCAGAATTCAAGCTATTATTTGAGCATTTATTTCCAATGAAAAGATATATGGCTTTAGGCTTTATAATGGGTAGTGATAGTTTATCAAAATATATTAAAGAGCCAACAGATGTATTAGATATAACTAAGGGAAGAATAGCACAAATTGTTGAAGTATTAGAAAATTCATTAAATGATTATACATATTTGCCTGATGCTTTGGGTGATTTTGAATTAGATTTGATCCAAGGTAATGAGGAGGATACTTTTGGCTCCTCGCCTGATTTAACAAAGCAAATACTGATGATCATTCTTAAGACATCATACATGATTTTAAAAGGATTTGTTGAAGTTACAGATCCTGCCGTTATTATTGCAAAAACTATAATAGAGGCCGCAAATGCTGCGCAAAAAGCAATTGTAGCAGGAATAGAGACTGGTATAAGAACAGCTAAAGATGTAGCGAATGCAACAAAGCAGGCAGCACAAGCAGCTATGGCCAAAATTGAGATGATGGCTGCATCTAGCGCTACAGTTATGCAAACAACTATAGAAATAATTGGTAAAACTCCATACAACGCAACAGATCCAGATGCTAAAATAGAAAATTTAATAGAGTTTAATATTGATGATGAAGAAATAACAAATTGGTCTATTAGTGCTGAAGATATTCCTGCAGATGGTATACAGTACTTACAAGATACTGGACAAGAAGATGTGATAGACAAATATGATAATCTTAAAACTAGCATACAAGATTTAGAAGAAATGTTGAGCGATTATAACAAAGCAAAGGATGAATTTAATAAAGTTGATGCTGAGCTTAAGGGCGCTTTGAAAACTCTAGAAGATGAATTAGCAGAGGCTAAAAAAGTTATGAGAGATATTTTTCAATCACCTTTCTTGCTACCCGGTCTTTGGGCTGCAATGGTGCCATCAATGATGCCTTTCTTAGGTGGCTTAATGCCACCCCCATTTCCAGGCGGCCCACCAAGCACAATTCCAGGTATGATTTATATAGCAATATTATTCATTGATGCTTATGAAGAATCACAACATCAAGAATATACAGATCTTAATGATATAAATTGCGAAGATGAACTTTGATTTATTTAACTATTTATAATTGTATCTAATTTAGAGGATTCTTTATGAAAGCTATTGGGCCACAATTACCTTTACAGAGAGACGAAGTTTTTGGTCAATTTTCTTTAATAAAAACCTACAAGGAAGAAATTAAACAAAATTTTAAAAATCTTTTATTAACTGCGCCAGGCGAGCGAATGATGAACCCAGATTTTGGTGTTGGCTTAAGAAACTTTTTATTTGATCCTCGACAGGCAACAATATCAAATGTTAGGCAGAGAATACAAAATCAAATTACAAAATATATGCCATTTATAAGAAATTTAAGAATTAATTTTGATCGCAATAAATCAGAAGATATTTTAGCTGATTCAAATATTTTGTCACTTACAATTATATATGATGTACCAAGCCTTAATATTTCGTCAGAATTACTAGCTATAAAAGAGGAATTAAGTTAAACAATGGCAAAAAAAGATAAAAAATTAATCAGATACACAGATAGAGATTTTAATTCTATAAAAGAAAGTTTAGTCCGTTATACAAAAAGATATTATCCAGATGTATATCAAGATTTTTCTGAAGCATCTTTTGGATCGTTGATGCTTGATACAGTGTCTTATGTTGGCGATGTTTTATCTTTTTACTTAGATTATCAAGCAAATGAATCTTTTTTAGATACTGCAGTTGAATATGATAATATTTTAAGACATGGAGAGCAAGTTGGCTACAAGCAGCCTTTAAAAGCTAATTCATTTGGTATTGTAACATTATATATTTTAGTGCCCCCGATTGTAAACGGTATTCAGCCAGATACCGATTATTTACCAACTTTGGTAAAAGGCAGTAGATTTTCATCAACAAACGGAGCAGTTTTTACTTTAATAGATGACGTCGATTTTTCTAATGTAGATAATGAAATTGTAGTTGCAACTAGTGATGCCACTACAGGTGCTACAACTTCGTATGCAATTAAAGCACATGGAAAAGTTATTTCAGGAGAGATATCAGAACAAGTTTTTACTGTGGGTGAGTTTAAAAGATTTCTAACATTGGGGTTAGCAGATCCAAATATTACGGAAGTTGTGTCAATCATTGATGCTGAGGGTAATGAATATTTCGAAGTTGATTATCTTTCGCAAGATACAATTTTCAGATCTGTTGTCAATAAAGATGTAGAAAGTAGTCGGTACGCACCTGAAAAAATTGTTGCAGTTTCAGTGCCTAGAAGATACATTGTTTTTAATCGTTTTGGCCAGGCTTTTATTAAGTTTGGGTATGGATCTGAATCTTCTTTAAAAACAGATAACATTACACATCCTTCAAATGTTGTTCTTAAAATGCATGGTAGAGATTATGAAAAAGATACGTCCTTCGACCCTTCAAATCTGTTAGAAACTGATAAGTTTGGAATTGCTCCAGCAAATACAACTCTTAATGTTACATACAGAACAAACAAAATTGAAGATGTTAATGTATCAGTTAATGGATTGATTAAAGTTGATGCACCAATATTTGTTTTTGGTGAAAATGCGACCAACTCTTCAAAAATTGAATCTGTTCGTAGTAGCTTAGAAGTTACAAATGAAAAGCCTATATTAGGAGACGTATCAGTCCCTACTTCTGAGGAGCTTAGACAAAGAATAAATGATATCTTTTCAACTCAAAATCGAGCTGTCACAGCTGATGATTATGAGGGTGTTGCTTATAGAATGCCATCAAAATTTGGTAGAATTAAACGAGTAAAAGTCTTACGAGATCAAGATTCATTCAAGAGAAATTTAAATATGCATCTTTTGTCTGAAGATGCAAATGGTAATTTTATTAATACTAACGATGTTTTAAAAAATAATTTAAAAGTATGGCTTAATAATTATCGAATGATAAATGACACGATTGATATACTTGATACTAGAATTATTAACTTAAGAATTAATTTCGTGGCTGTTGTTGATTATGAACAAGATAAATTTGAAGCTTTAAATGTTGCGATTAGTGAGGTTGAGCAGCTATTTGAAAGAAAAATGGATATCGGAGAACCAATTTATATTACTAGCATATACGATGTTATTAATAATTTAGACGAGATTGTTGATGTTACAAATGTTAAAATAGAAAATATATCTGGTGGAAATTACTCCAACGATACATTAAATATTGATGAATATATATCCGCTGATGGTAGAATATTGTACGCTCCAGAAAATGCTGTTTATGAGCTTAAATTTCCAAATTTAAATATTGTAGGGAGTATTAAATAATGGGCATAAAAAAATACATTGCTACAAAAGATAATACTATAACTAATGGCTTTGGATTAAATATCTCTACTAGAAAAACAGGCTCAAACATGGGCGCATCTGATATATTAGAAATATATTCGGTTACCGGGCAGCAGACAACTTCTTCTGTCGAATTATCTCGTGTTTTAATAGAGTTTCCGATTTCTAGTATATCTGCAGATAGATCTGCTGGGATTGTTCCAGCTTCAGGAAGCGTTAACTTTTACTTAAGAATGTTTAATGCTAGACATTCCGAACAGATTCCTAAAAATTTTACAGTTAATGTAATGGCAGTTTCACAGTCTTGGCAAGAGGGTACTGGTTTGGACATGGAGGGCTATAGTGATGAAAGTTATGGCTTAATAGCTGGCTCAAATTGGATGAGCGCCTCTCAGACTACCCCCTGGTTCAAAGTAGGTGGAGATTATCATTCTGCTTCTTATGTTGCTGATATACCTAGCACCACAATGCCTAATTATACTTTTACATTTAATGAAGGGACTGAAGATATACTTTTGGACATAACTTCAGCTGTAGAAGAGTGGATTAGTGGAACACAGCCAAATTATGGTTTTGGTATATTTTTAACTGCTAGTAATGAGGGCTATGTTTCTAATTCATCTGGGCTTGATACAGATCCAATATTACACAATCCTGAGGGCTCGCAAAAAAGCTTTTATACAAAAAGATTTTTTTCTAGAAGCAGTGAGTTTTTCTTTAAAAAACCGGCAATTGAAGCAAGATGGGACTCCAGCATTAAAGATGATAGAGGATATTTTTTCGCTAGTTCGTCAATGGCGCCCGGTCCCGATAATCTTAACAACTTGTACCTATATAATTATATACGTGGGCGTTTAGTGGACATTCCTAATACTGAAACTGTAACAGTTAAACTGTATGGTTCTAGTGATGGTGTTCCAGCTGGTAATTCTTTAGCGCAAGCAAATGCATCAAAGATAAGCACTGGCATATACAAAGCTCAATTACAAATAAACACAACTTTATCTACTCTACATGATGTATGGTCTGGTTCTGTTGGTGGTGTTTACAAAACAGGATCAATTACAGTTAATAATTTCAATAATAGTAGTGTTTTGTTAGCCAATGATTATAACGAATTTGTTACAAAAATAACAAATTTAAAATCACGCTATATTAGTGATGAAACTGCTAGGTTTAGAGTTTTTGCAAGACCTAGAAACTATAGTCCGAACATATATACTGTAGCTAGTACAAAAATTCAAAATACAATTATACCGAGTGCATCTTTTGAAGTACGAAGAGCAATTGATAATGAAGTGGTAATACAAAATTCCACTAGTAGTGTGTCACAACACACATATTTATCTTATGATAATTCTGGTAGCTACTTTGATTTAGACATGTCTCTGTTAGAGCCAGGGTATATGTACACTATAAAGCTTTATTTTCACTCATCAGGTGGTTGGAGAGAGCAGAAACACGAATTTAATTTTAGAGTTGAAAAATAAAAACGGAACATTTAAATGAGCATTAAAGACTTATTCAACAAAGGCTATTCACTTAAAACTCTAAAAAGTAAAACTCAAAATGATTTTACAGAGGATGCAGAGTCAAAAAGGTTTATAGAGGCCTATAGTGTTAAAAGGCAGAGATATTTGCCTGGCGCAGATTTTTCCACTGCTTCTAATTTTGCTCGTTTTGGATTAGCTGAAGAGTATTATAAAAATTCAATTGAAAGAGTATATCAAACATATCCATATGATGGCTCACTAGCTGAAAAAACTGAATGGGAGAATGAAAGCACTTATTTAGACTTATTTCTTTTTGAAAATGAATACCCAAGAACAAATGGGTTTATTACTTTTAATTCTAGCTCTAGCACATACACTTCAACAGCAGATGGAGTTTCTAATACAGTTTTTAGTAGTAGTGCACCTCAATATGTGTTTTTTTATGGAGGCCCTCACGCAGATCCAAAAGGTAATTTTAAAAATGAAGTATCTGCAGGCCCTTCTAGAGAAGGAATATCAAAAGCTAATATATACAACACTGATTTTCAAAGAACAAATAATCTTGAAATAGATCCAGAAAAAGGAGCGACAGTTGAATTTTGGATGAAAAAAGATGGCTGGGCTGATACATCTGGTGTAAAACTTGAGTATCTTTTTAATATTCATGCTTCTGGTACTGTTAGTACAGATGATGATTATGTTAGTTTTAGGATATCGTCTTATGGCGCTTCCGCCGGAAAAAATAAATTACAATTAAGAATTAATTCTGGCTCTAGTGTATCTTTTTCTGTTGAGCATGACACTGGCATACCAGATATTGCAGATGGTAAATGGCATCACTATGCTTTAACTTTTAAAAACAACACATCAAACTTATACGTCGATGCACAGCATGTATCTAAAAAAACAGATTCAACATCAATAAATGCTGTATCTGGTAAATTTGTTGCTGCTATTGGCGCACTTGCTGGTCCGGCTTTCGGACTACCAAATACCAATGCGGGCTGGGGTAACATCGTCTCTTGTTCTTTTGATGAATTTAGATATTGGAAGACAGAAAGAGACGCTCAACAAATTGGTAGATATTGGCGAGATCAAATCAATGGAGGCACTAACACCGATAATGAAAAATATGATGATGTATCAAATTTAGTTGATTTGGGTGTTTATTATAAATTTAATGAAGGAATAACAGGCAATAGTAATATTGATAAGACAATTTTAGATTACTCTGGAAGAATATCAAATGGTTCATTTATTAATTATAATTCGACAAGCTCTAGAAATATTGGCTCTGCCATTATTATTTCTGAAGCGTCCACAAAAGAGTTTAAAGATCCGATAATTTATGAATCTCACCCTAGTGTTAAAGCTTTACTAAACTCTAAAAAAGAAATCGGCAAAATGCATGATTACACCAACAATGTTTCGTTGTATAAATCTTTGCCTGGGTGGATATTAGAAGAGGATGAAGCAGAATCAGATAATTTAAAATTTTTAACACAAATTATGGCTAGTTTTTTTGATGATCTTTATCTTCAAATGGAAAATCTACCAAAGTTAAAAGATATAAATTATCCAGATGATAATGCATACGAAAAGCCTTTACCTTTTGCTGGGAGATTACTAGAAACAAGAGGTTATGATGCGCCCCAACTGTTTGCTCAGGCTTCAGTCTTAGCAGAATATTTGCAAAGAGGCGAAAACAAATTATTTGAAAAAAAACTTTACGAAGTAAAAAATACAATTTATCAAAATATCTACAACAATCTTGCTTATATACAAAAATCAAAAGGTACATTTAAGTCTCTTAGAAACTTTTTAAGATGCTTCGGGATTGATGAAGATCTGGTAAAATTAAACATATATGCCAACAATGATGTTTATGAGCTAAAAGAGAATTTTACAAATACTGCTCTCAAAAAAAGATTTATAGACTTTGATGATTCAGAAACGAGATTTGCTGCAAATTCAAATTATCTGAATTCATTTAGTGCAACTGCATATCAATTTAAAAATTCTTCTCAAGATAATACCATATCTTATATACCCGGCATACCAACTGCCTCTGTCACCGGCGCAGCGATGACAATTGAAGCAGAAATTATACTCCCTAAGAGAACTCCTGGTACTGACCCAGCGTTTGGCTTATACCCTAACTTAACATCATCAATATTTGGCTTACATGCAGTTTCGGCATCAGATACTGATTTTACATTTGCCTCAGACGATACAATTAATTTTAATGTCATTGTTGATAAGAGAGTAGATGATCGAAGAGATGGTAAGTTTTCATTAGTCACAAATGGCGCTTCAAATATATTGACTGGAAAATCATCTAAGCAATACATTGGTTTATATGATAATCAAAAATGGAATTTAGCGTTTAGGCTAAGACCGACAAATTATCCAATTCCAGCAAATGTAAAGGATTCAATTGATCATAATGATAATGAAGCCTATACATATGAGCTTTATGGAAACAATTATTTATCTGATTATTTACAAAATGAGTTTGTTGTTAGTGGAAAAATTAGTTTGGCACAAGCAGCCAAGTTTTTTACAGAACCAAAAAGAATATTTGTGGGAGCCCAAAGAACAAACTTTACAGGTAGTGTTATATCATATTCTGATGCTAA